CTTGAACCCCATTCAAGCAAGAAACCGCATAATAATGCTGAAGTCACGGCGTTATGGTGAAACAGCGGTGAAATAGATTTTATAAATTGTTTGTAATATTCTTCAACGAGTCGATGTCTGTATGTGTATAATGAGCGGTCATTTCAAACTTACTATGACCAATAAGTTTCTGCTTATCGGTTACAGGGGCGTTGATATTTTTCATCATGGTGGCAAATGTGTGGCGACAAGAATGCGGCGTGTAAAGATGCTTGCCATCGGGTTTTAAAGTATCAATGCCGATTTCCTGAAGAGCAGGATAGAAGATATCATTGCGAAACTTCTTCGCTGAAAATTTTTTATCTTCTTTGAAGAAAAGATACTCACCTTTACCGAAACTCTTAAAGAACGGCAAAATACGCGGTGATATAGTGATAATTCGGTCTCTGCCGGCTTGGGTTTTTGAGCCAGCAATAAAATATCCCTCTTCTTTATTGTAGTTTTTCGTCCGAGCATCAAGCATTTCACCGATTCGCATGCCCGTATAGCACAAAACGAGAACATATTTTAACTCGGGAATCTTTTTGACCTTCTTCCACATTATGTTGATTTGTTCTGTGGAAAATGCTATTTTTTCATTTTCTTCTTCCTTTGGGATGTAGACATATTCGGCATAGTTGCGATCGGTGATGTCAAGTTGCATCGCATACCGGAATAAGGAAGTGCCCAATGCCTTCATATTTTCTTTTGTTCGTCTACCACGAGAACAATCGTCAATGCATTTTTGCAAATGCTCTGTTTTAATTTTTGCTATTTCTACGTAGTATAAGGGGACAAAATATTTGTAAGCCGCTTCGTAACAGTCTATAGTCGATTGGACAACTTTTTCCGAGTGAATATTTAGCCATTTTTTATAAAGGTCTTTGAATTTAATATTCGGATCTTGTTGCGGTAATTCGTTCCTTAAATGCGGCAAGTATTCTAAAGCTTCTCTTTTAGTGGAGAATCCCGATTTTGTGGCTTTTTTTCGTACAAATTTGATTTTACCATCAGGTAAGGTTTTCTCGTCATAACCTAATGTTATTTCTGCTACCCACTTACCTAATTTGTTTTTATAAACACATCCCTGGCCGTTCCCCCTTTTTTTAGAGGAGCGCTCTGCTACCTGCTTTGCTCCGCAGTAGTTGCAGAATTGTGAATCAGGAGCTATATATTTGTTGCATTTTCTGCAGAGCATGAGTCGCCTTCTTTCTTATCAATAATTATAATATTTCCAACTTATAAAACCAAAAATGTAAATAATTCCTGCCAAGGCAACTATGATTTTTCTCATCGAACGTCGAAATTCAATGCTGCGAGATATTGTTCGCAAATAAAAATAATGTTTGCCCAAAACAAAATTATTAAAAGATTTATTTTCATCGATATTAAACGTTTCACTTTTATAACAGAAGATTTTTTTTAATTCTCGTTCACTGTAATCGAAAATATCAACCGATAGTTTTGATTTGTATATCTTGGAGATAAATAAACACCCAAACAGGCATATTATAATAGAAAATATGTTTATAACGATACTTGGCAAGTATTCGGATAAAATGTTATTTGAGTTTATTAAAATTGGAAAGATGGATGAGCTCTGTAAAATAATTCCTGTAAACCATTTCTCATAACCCTCCACATTGTTATGTGATGAAATAGAATCTTCTAAAATAAAATAATGATGTGACGGTTTTATAACTTCCTCAACATATTTATTTAATTCTTGATGATCGTCAAGAACTTTTAGATCGAAGATAGATGGTTTGTTTAAGATGATCTTTCCACTTGCCCAAATTTTGACATTTTCATAGCAATACATTAGTAAAAAAGCTGTAAATAAATGTAATGCAAAAAATAATATTAAGGATACAAGATTCATGTCAGCTCTTCCTTTTTATTTATGAGATCTCGTTATTGTAATAATCTAAGACTTTTTGCATAAAATCTTCGGTAACACCGAAGTATTCAGAAAGTTCATATCGGCTATCTATACCGGTGTTAATTGCTTTTATCAACTCGTCTCTGGGGACGAGTTTTTTTATTGCCCATTTATCGGCCCGGCGTTCGTGCTTTAGGCGAACGTCCAACTTAGAATATTTATTGTAAAACGATCCCGTAATGCAATGACCTAACTCGTGGGCAAGATTGATTTTTTCCTCGCTGTCTGTGTTCAACCTCATGGGATTAATGCCGATGAAGCAATCGCCATCAATTAAAACAGACATACTTGTTTGTAAATTAAAATCACAACAATCGATCATTATGTTGTTTTGCTTTGCAAGATTATAGAGAGTTTCAAGAGTCAATGACATCATTCCTTTTTGTATTTGCTTTTAACGTACTTAGCAAATTCCTTTACCTCGTTATACATTTCGTCGGTGATATCTTTATCTCCGTCAAAAAGAGCAAATTTAATATCATCGTCGGTGACAGTTGGGAAATCAATAATTATTGCCTTTTTTTCTTCTTCAGACAATTCAATGAAGGATTTTCCGTTTTCCATACCTGGTTTTTGTCCATATATTGATAATAGTCTGTTTCTGGTGTTTTGGGATAATTTGCTTAACACGATTTCTTCCTGGTGAGTCTGGTACAAGAGCATTGCAACATACTCCTCAAACTTTGGATGTGCAAGAGAATAATCGTTATAACATAAGCTACGGGAAAACCAAACTCTATACAAATCAATCACTGCAAGTTCAGTTTGGGTGTCAGGATATTCGCGGGAATTATTAATAATTGTCCATGCGTTTTCTTTGATTTTTTTGTGCGTTTGTTTGTTAATTACATAAAAAGATCCGAAGAATTTTTGGGCAGTCAAAAAGCCCACGTGTTCTGTGTCGTGTTTTATTACATCCGACTCACTGTTGACATTGTATTCGCAACCACAAACTGGACATTCGGCCTTAATAACAGAATTGTCTTCAACACCAAGCAAATAACCAACCGAAACACCGAAATATTCAGAAATTTTGACCAATATTTCAGGAGTAGGCTTTACATCCTCTCCTTTTTCGTATTTCTTTTTCCAAACAGAAACACTGCCCTTATTGAAGCCACATTCAAGAGCAACTTTCGAGGGACTTACATTTTTGCTTGCGCACAACTCCACATATCGTGCATAAAACACAAAATCATCTCCATTTCTTTGTGTATAAATTACAAAGTTTAACGAAATAGACTTTTGCGCTTGACAAGTTTATCGAATTAGACTATAATACAAGTGCCGGTTGAATTGGTTAAACTATTGAGCTAATCAAACAAAGTCTATGTTATTAAACTGTTTCGCAATCAAATAATAACACAAAAGTTTAAACAAGTCAACTATATTTTCTACGAAAGGAGAATATAAAATGGAAAAATGGATTGCAGATGTTGTGGGAGCCATGCATATTAACAAGATAACGAATAGAGATGTTGCAGCTAAAATGAATGTCACCCCCGGATATGTCTCAATGTTGTTAAATGAAAAGAAAGTTACAAAAACTGCAGAGAACGATATTCGAAAAGCAATTGAAGCTATTATTTTCGAGCGTAAAAATAGTACAACCGATTAATGATTTGTGCATTTTAAGAGAAAGGAGAAATTATGACTTTAGAGGAAATAGAGGCACTGCCGAAGGATATGTTAGTTCCATCTGATATTGCCCCTTATTTAGGATGCAATCCGTACACGATCAACGTGTATACTCGTGACGGCAAAAATCCTTTTCCGTTTCCAATTATTCGATTAGGGAACAAGGTGCGAATACCGAAGATACCTTTTCTGAAGGCTATGCGTGGGGAGTAAAAGGAATATTACGAACAATCCGAAAGCGAGGTGAGGATATGCCAAAAACAATTTTAACAAGCGAGGACCGGTTAAAGTCGGTGTGTGACCGCAGAGGAAACCGGCTGAAAGGTTTGATTGAAGGCAAAATGATCAAGTACCGGATTGAAGTCGATACGTTGCAAAAAGCGTTAAACCTATCTCGCAGTGCGGTGTATTACCGCTTAAAGGAACCTGCAGAGAGATTAAACATTAACGAACTATCGATCCTGCTTGGTGTGTTGCACATATCAAATGAAGAGTGCAATGCGGTATTAAGATGTTAGGAGGTGATCAAAATGACAGACTTTGAAGTAATGGTTTTGTTCCTCATCGGCCTTATGCTGAGTTGGTTTGCGTTGTGTTGGTTTATGGAGTACATAATCGAGCGGCGCAAGCGGAAAAGAGCCGTCACTAAGCGGTTGATACGCCTGGAGAAAGAAAACGAGCTTCTCAGAAAAGAGCTCCACTATCAGCAGTATCTTAATGAGGTGGTAAGCTTATGTCGGCCGTTTGTGAAATAAAAAAAAGCCCCGATCGGCGGCCACCGAGTCGGAGCAAAGCAAAAACACTTTATTAAAGTATAGCACTAAGGAAAGGAAATGTCAATTATGTGCAAGTTAAAAAGTGCAATTATTCTGAAAGATAGTATTTTTATTCCTGATTATGACAGCCACACTCAAATGTTAGAAGAGTTAGGCATAAAAGACACAAAGGCAAATGCCGAAAAGCTTTTTATCAGAGCTGAGCTGTACCCTGCCAATGGTGATGTATTTTCGCCTATTGAAAATTGGGTTTTCAAAGTAGATCAAGACATAACGCCGGAATGGTACGTTGAGAACTACGACAAAGAAAGAATGTATAACGCTGTTAAGAAATGGGCGAAAGACCGTATACATATAGGCGTTGACGGCTTAAAGATAAATGCCGGGGCTAACCATTTTATAAAAGACTGCAAGAACGTAGAGGTTTGCGGCTCGGCAAGCATCAAATATGTTTGCGACTCGGCAAGCATCAACAAGGTTTGCGGCTCGGCAAGCATCAACTGTGTTTACGGCTCGGCAAGCATCAACAAGGTTTTCGACTCGGCAAGCATCAACAAGGTTTACGGCTCGGCAAGCATCAACTGTGTTTACGGCTCGGCAAGCATCAAATATGTTTGCGACTCGGCAAGCATCAACAAGGTTTGCGGCTCGGCAAGCATCAACTGTGTTTACGGCTCGGCAAGCATCAACGAGGTTTTCGACTCGGCAAGCATCAACGAGGTTTTCGACTCGGCAAGCATCAACAAGGTTTACGGCTCGGCAAGCATCAACTGTGTTTACGGCTTGGCAAGCATCAACAAGGTTTTCGACTCGGCAAGCATCAACAAGGTTTACGGCTCGGCAAGCATCAACTGTGTTTACGGCTCGGCAAGCATCAACAAGGTTTTCGGCTCGGCAAGCATCAAATATGTTTGCGACTCGGCAATAATTGCGGCTTCGCCTTATGGCTGGAATAAGAAAGATAAATTAATTATTTCTGATAACGCAACCTTTAAAGACAACAGCACAAAAACAATATGGCAGTCGGGCGACTGGACCGTGAAGCTCGTTAAGGACGGTGAGCCTTAATGTTTTGGACAAAGGATCCCGTAGCGGATGCCGAGAGGTACGCTGACGAGCACGAAATAAAGGAAGAGGCGTTGCCTGTTTGTTTTGAATGCCGTGAACGTATCTATGATGATGAGTATTATGACGTTTACGATGATATCATGTGTGCAGATTGCCTTAAGAAAAAATTTTTGAAAAGGGTGACGGTATGAGTTATTTTTCGGAACAGGACCTTTATGCTGCTGTGATCAAGGAGCTTGGAGAGGCACTTATAGCAAAAGATTATAGGATATCAGAGTTACAAAAAGAATTGAAAAGTTTAAAAGAAAGGATAGCAAAATATGACACATTGGAAAAAGTTGACTAACCCTAATTATTTAGGCGCTTATTCAATAGAAGACGGTAATGATCTTATTCTTACTATCGGTACAGTTGCCAATGAAACGGTTGTCGGTACTGACGGAAAAAAGGAAGAATGCACGGTTTGTCACTTCTTAGAGCGTGGAGTTAAACCGATGATACTTAACTCCACCAATATGAAAATGATCACCAAATTGCTCAATACGCCGTATATCGAAGAATGGCATGGCCATAAAATTCAGATCGGCGTTGAAAAGGTCAAGGCCTTCGGCGAGATAGTTGAAGCTCTGAGGGTTCGAGACAGACTGCCTAAGGTGCGGACCGAACCGTTACCGAAGTGCAAGAAATGCGGCGGCGATATTACAGCCGCACACGGTATGACCCCCGAACAGTTGGCGGCTTATACCGAAAAGGGTTACGGAATGAAACTCTGTGCCAAATGTGCGGTAGAAGCAAAGAAGTCAAAGGAGGAAACGCCGAATGTTGCTGACGGACAAGCTGGTTCTGACGAATGAAAACTATTTCAGCCGTGAAGCAAACACCGAATATATGTCGGTTTCTCAGTTTAAGACCTTCGAGGAATGTCCTGCAAGGGCAATGGCAGAACTCAAAGGCGAATACGAAAGAGAAGAAACAACGGCGTTGCTCGTGGGCAGTTATGTCGATGCACATTTCGGCGGAACACTTGACCTGTTTAAGGCTCAGCATCCTGAAATATTTAAGCGTGACGGCACACTGAAGGCGGAGTACATACAAGCCGAACAGATCATTGCACGAATCGAAAGAGAACCTTTGTTTATGGAATATCTGATGGGTGAAGACCAGGTTATTATGACCGGTGAGATCGAGGGTATTAAGGTCAAAATCAAAATTGACAGCCTGCACCCGGATAAGATTGTTGATCTCAAAATAATGAAGGATTTTGAACCGGTATACAAAGCAGAACAAGGCCGTCTGCCATGGTTCGAAGCGTGGCGTTATGATCTGCAGGGTGCCGTATACCGCGAGGTTGTACGCCAAAACACGGGGCTTATCTTGCCGTTCTTTCTTTCGGCGGCAACAAAAGAAAAGGTTACAGATCTTGATATAGTTCACATCGGAGACGATCTATTAGACTACGAACTCGACAAATTCAAGGAAAAGGTTCCTCTTTATGATGCAATGAAAAAAGGAATCGTAGAAGCGCCGAGATGCGGCCATTGTGACTATTGCAAAATGACTAAGGTCCTAATAAGACCTACCGAAAGCAGGGAGTATGTGAATGAATAAAGTAATAATTAAAGGTCGTTTAACTGCAGATCCGGAATTGCAAAACACCTCGAGTGCAGTTGAGTATTGCAGGTTTACGGTTGCGGTTGACAGATACGCGGGCAAAGACAAAGAAAAAGAAACCGATTTTATTCCCTGCACAGCTTGGAGACAAACAGCAGTTTTTGTGAATAAATACTTCACAAAAGGCAGAGAGATTTTGGTTATCGGAGCTTTGCGTTTTGATAAATATGAAAAAGACGGCGAAAAGAGGACCGTTGCAAGCGTGCAGGTTGAAAACGTTGAGTTCTGCGGCAGTAAGGGTGACAGTAAGCCTAATATTGATGTTGTACCGAGCTATTCAAATTCGACAAGTGATTTCACCGAGATAGACGCATCTGACGATGATCTGCCGTTTTAAGAGGTGAACTATGGAAATTCAAATCGATACTCGAGAAAAGCAGAGAGCCATAGTGAAGATCCTGCAGGAGTTCGACCGACGAGGCATTAAGCACATTTCATCCAAATTGTATGTGGGCGATTATATGAATTTCGATAATCCGAAGCTGATAGTTGATCGCAAACAGAATTTGCAAGAACTGTGCAGTAACGTTTGTCAGCAGCACGACCGTTTCATCTCTGAAATAAAAAAGGCGAACGATATCGGGATCAAGATCGTTTTTCTCATTGAGCATGGCGGCAGTGTACGATGCTTACAGGATGTTGCCAACTGGAAAAACCCTCGCTTGAAGGATTCGCCCTTGGCAGTTTCCGGAGAACGCCTTCACAAGATAATGTCGACCTTGAAGAGCTATTACAATGTCGATTTCGAGTTTTGTGATAAAAGGAACACCGGCAGACGAATTATTGAGATCTTATCAAAATGAAGTACGATGTTGAACGCATAAGGGCGACGTATTCCTTGAAGGATATTGTCAAACAATACGGAGTTGACGTCAATTCCCGAGGATATGCGCGTTGCCCTTTTCATAACGAAAAGACCGGCTCTTTCAGAGTGTTTTCAGATGGAACCTTCCATTGTTTTGGTTGCGGCGCCCACGGAGATGTTGTCGATTTCGTGTCACGAATGGACAATATCGATTTCAACGAAGCGTGTAAGCGTTTGGGCGGCGAATTAACCTTTAGCGGATACAGAGCCTCAAACAAACGCAAAAAGGCCGCAGAGAAGAAATCTCGCAATGTGGTGGCGGCGTGGAACAGGTATTATGCCGCATTGGATGCGTACGAAAACAATGAATCACTGATAGAGTATTTAAAGCCGGCTTCTCCTGACAGCATCGCTTCGGAGCTGTGGCTTACAGCATTAAGCCGAAGATCGGGGTTGCAGTTTGAACTCGATCTTGCGGAAACAGAAATAATGAAAATCGAAAGGAGGGAAACGGTTTGAATGATTATAGCGAACTTTCGAAGGACGAATTGTTCACAGATGAGGTTATTAACGAATTGATGGACGAGCAGGATTTTGTCACTCGTGAGCAAATGAAGTTTGCACTTATCGATCGTGCTGCTGAGTTCGGCCAAAAGACAGAGACTCGGATGGTGAGTCTTATCAAAGCAGCCGAAAAGGAACTTAAAAAGGCTCAGCAGGAAACTTCCAAAAAGAAGAGTGACTTGGATCATGAAACCGATTTTGACTGTGACTATCCTATTTTAAAATGCGGACACTGGGTTGCTGATATGAGAGGCATTCAAAACCCGTCTGCCGCAACAGTAGATAGATTTGCATGTCCTCATCCTATTTTGCCCATACAGATAATAACAAACGTCGAGGAAGGCACCCAAAAGGTAAAGCTCGCCTTCTACCGCTCCGGTCGGTGGAATGAACAGATCGTCCGTAAAAGCATTATATCGAGCCGGAACAAGATAACGGATCTCGCCGATATAGGGATTGCCGTGACTTCGGAATCGTCTAAAAACCTTGTCAAATATCTGTCGGATGTTGAAACTCTTAATTTTGACGTTATCCCCGAGGTCCGAGCAACTGCAAAAATGGGGTGGGCTGAGGATGGTTTTGTTCCTTACACCTCGGCACTTGAATTCGATAAAGACGGCCGATTTGACTCTTTATACAGTACGCTTCAATCCGATGGGGATTTCCTAAAATGGAAAGCATTTGTAAAGGATATACGAGGTTCGGGCAGAATCGAACCGCGTCTTGTCCTGGCGGCATCGTTCGCGAGCGTGTTACTTAAAATATGCGGTCTTCTCCCGTTCTGGGTAAATGTTTGGGGAAAGACAGGCGGTGGTAAATCTATCTGCTGTATGCTTGCCGCCAGTATTTGGGCAGACCCGGAGATCGGCAAATATATTTCAAAGTTCGACAGTACCATTCCTGCATTCGAAGCAAGAGCCGGCTTTTTAAACCATTTGCCGTTTATAATCGACGATACTGCCGAGGTCCGACGACGTCTGAAGGATGATTTCTCACAGCTGATATATCAGTTGGCATCGGGTGAAGGCAAAGAACGAAGCAACGTGAAGCTCGGACTTGCATATAAAACCACCTGGACTAATACGATTATTTGTTCCGGCGAATCGCCGATCATCACTGATCAGCTACAAGGCGGCGCCGTAAACCGTTTGCTTGAGTATGAAATGGATGAAGGTGATATATTCCCGGACGGACAAGCTGCAGCCGCTTTACTCAAAAGCAATTACGGATTTGCAGGTCCGATGTTTATTGACGTTATAAGCAAGCTCGGATTCGATAAGGTTCTCAAACTACAGCAAAAGTGTTTCGAGGAGATCAAACGCGACGCTTACGAGGAAAAGCAGTTAAGGAGCTTATCCGCACTGCTTGTTGCTGATAAAATTGCCACTGATTACATTTTTAAGGACGGGGTGTATCTTACCTTCGATGAATTGGAAAAGGTCCTCACAGACAAAAACACGCTATCTGAGCATGAGCGTTGTTATGAGTATATTCTCGGCGAGGTGTCGGTCAATTCTACTAAGTTTATGGAAATACAGGGCGACCGCTTTTCGGAGACCTGGGGCAAATATATAAAGGACAGACAAAACGGTGTTGAGTATATCGCAATACTCGCAAACGTTATGAGCCGAATGTGTCAACAGGGTGGCTTTAACCTTAAAGCGTTTGTTGCCTGGGCAGACAAAAAAGGTCTTTTACAGTCGGACAAGAGCGCAAAAAAGACAAGCAAACTCGTAAAAATGCCGGACGGACATCCTCAAAGGTGTTACGTATTGAAGTTACCCGAAACGTCGTTTGATGCAATTTCGGAAGAAAATAACGACGATTTGTTAATTTAATTCACAAAAGGTAACACAGTAACACCAAAAACACCGAAAAAGGGTGTTTATAAATAAATAAAAATATTTTTAAAAATTGCAAGCACCCCCTATAAGGGACCCCGAAAAAGGTGTTACCGGTGTTACCGACCCCCAAAAACCGCACTGCTATGCGGAAAATCGGGTTACACCGAAGGTGTTACCAAGGTGTTACCGGTGTTACGGAAAGGACAACGATGAAAAAGCAAGATGTTGTGGGAATTTTAAACCGACATGTAATGTATGACGGTCACAAATACAAAGCGATACGGTATGAGGCGTGGAAAGACGAACGAGGCAAATTGCATCATTCGCTGTGTTTGTTGGACAAAAACGGAAACTCAACCGTCACAGCACCAATAGAAAGGATTGATTTAATTGAAATCATATAAAGCAAAGTTAGCAGAGTATGAGATAGAAAAACGCAGATTGCAGAATGCGAATTTATCATACCAGGAATACGAACAGCGCATCAGAGAGCTTGCCGAGAGGTTGGGAATATGAAGGTAATAATTGAACGTGAACACAGTGAATCGCAAATCTTGATGGCGGCAATTAACACATTCGGCGCTGATCACCAAGAGAAATTGGCCATTGAGGAATGTGCCGAGCTTATACAGGCTATAAACCACAAGCACCGCGGCAGGCAACACAACATAGCCGAAGAGATTGCCGACGTTGAAATTATGCTTGAGCAGTTAAAGATCATTAACGGTTGCCACGATGAGGTTGCTAAGATGCACAATCAAAAGATTGCCAGGCTTTATGCCAACGTCTACGATATGTGCTTTTAGGAGAATGGGTATGAAGGCAATATTGAAATATCCCGGCGGCAAATGGCGTATCGCTGATTGGATAATATCGCACTTCCCAGACCACAAGGTTTATTTAGAGCCTTTTTTTGGATCGGGAGCCTGTTTCTTTCGGAAACAACCTGCATACATAGAAACAATAAACGATTTAAATGGCGATATAGTCAATCTGTTTAAGGTTTGCAGGGAACGTCCCGAAGAATTATCACGCTTGATAAGTCTTACTCCATTTGCACGTCAAGAGTTCTTAAATTGCTATGACCATTCTGATGACTCGATAGAACAGGCACGAAGGACGCTTGTAAGATATCACCAATCTTTTGGGACAAGCAATAGTTCTCGCAATAGTTGGCGTAATGTGCAAACTTATGGTGGTCCGCGGTGTGCAACGATGTGGAATGATCTGCCGCAGATAATACACGATGTTAGCTGTCGGCTTAAAGAAGCACAAATCGAATGTACCGATGCTATTACTCTGATTCAGCGGTACGACAATGAAAACACTTTGATTTACTGTGATCCACCGTATCTTCGAGATATCCGTAAAAAGAATATGTACGCTGTGGAGATGGATAACGATACGCACAAAAAACTGCTATCTGTTCTTAAGGCGAGTAAATCCAAAGTCATTTTATCCGGGTATGATAGCGAGCTGTATAATACAGAATTGTTTGATTGGTTTACGGCCGAAAAAGAAACCACTGCACAGATGGGTTTACACCGTACAGAAAAGTTATGGATGAATTTTGACCCGGATATGCAGATGAAAATAGAAAGAGGTTAAACAAATGAATAACAATGGCACAGCTCACAAACAGAATAGCGATATAGGAGTGTGAATGAATGATTAAAGCAGAAATTTATCATGATAATTTTCAAAATTATAAGCGATACAATATCCCGAAAGCTCAGCTTGTCATTGCGGATATTCCGTATAATCTTGGTGCGAACGCTTATGCTTCAAGCACAGAATGGTACATCGGCGGTGATAACAAGAACGGCGAGAGTAAGAAAGCGGCGAAAGCATTCTTTAATTCTGATGGTCGATTTAATATTGCAGAGTATTTTCACTTCTGCAATAAACTTTTGAAAAAAGAACCAAAAGAAAGAGGACAAGCACCGGCAATGATAGTATTCTGCTCTTTTCAGCAGATACCTACAGTCATACAGTACGGCGAGAAATACGGATTTAAACACCATATACCACTCGTTTTTTTGTAAAAATTATTCTGCTCAGGTGCTTAAAGCAAATATGAAGGTCGTGGGTGCCACAGAGTATGCTTTGGTTTTGTATCGTGATAAGCTGCCGAAATTCAATAACAATGGGCACATGATTTTTAACTGGTTCGAATGGAAGCGTGATAATGCAAAGGAATACCCGAAGATTCATCCTACACAAAAGCCGGTTGGTGTTCTAAAAAGGCTTATCGAGATATTCACTGATGAGGGTGACGTGGTGATTGACCCTTGCGCCGGTAGTGGATCTACGCTTCGTGCCGCTTTCGAACTCGGTCGTAATAGTTATGGTTTCGAGATCGACAAGAAATTTTACACCGAAGCAAAGGAAAAGATGCTCGGTAATGTGAGCGTCCAAATCTCATTATTGAAAGGAGCCGAATAATGTCTTACATAGAGCGTGAAGCGTTAATCGAGTTAATTAACGAAAAGAACAGAAACACTTGCAACGGAAGTTTAAGCTGTTTGCAAATGAAAAGAATCGCCGAAGCAATTCCCTCTGCCGATGTGATTGAGGTTGTGAGGTGCAAGAATTGCGAGCACAAAGTTGACTTTAAAGGCAGAGTTATGTGTAGCAGAACCGGGAAGCAATCTGAGATCGACGGCGAGTGGTACGGTTTAGTTGCAACGGATAATGACCACTACTGCAGTTACGGTAAACGGAAGGAAGGTGCGGTGGAGTGAAATGTTTGTTAAACGGTAATGAGGTAAAATACCCTTGCAGTAGAACTTGTAGTTTATTTGGCGATTGTGTGGTAGCGTTTGAAAAATATTTGAAAAAGCCACTTACCAACTTCGACCGAATAAAGGCTATGAGCGTTGAGGAGTTGGCGGATGTGATATACCGTGCAAACGATGATATTTGCTTTAGTAATTGTCAAAAGGGCACCGGTGATAAATTTTGCTGTCCTTACGGCGACGAGATTACCAACGAGCAATGTATCGGTTGTGTAAAAAAATGGCTTGAAAGCGAGGTAACGGAATGAGTAAAACAATGTCATATATATGCGACATTTGCGGTGCAGAAATAATTGGACATTCCGCACAAGCGGTAGCCGGTGAATCCGCGTTAATTAAACTGTGGACACCTGGTGAGTACCGAGCCGGACCAGGACAACGAATGGATTTATGCTTAAGTTGTTATGAAAGATTTATACGCTTCATTGAAAGCGAGGTTGATACCGAATGACCGATATAGAAAGGCTGATAGAGTTAATAAATCAAGTTAGGGGTAACGAAATTGCACTTACCGACTATGAAGCAAATGTGCTTATTGACCACCTTTTGGAAAACGGTGTTATAGTACCGCCTTGTAAGGTGGGGGATAAAGTGTGGTTGATAAACAATCCAAGAGAATACGAGGTTTTAAATTTTCATTGGACTGGACAGATATTGTGGGCAACTTTGATATTGATTGAAGAGCCTACAATAATGCGAGAAATACAAACAACACATTTCGGCAAAACAGTATTCCTCACCAAAGAGGAAGCAGAAGCGAAGTTGAAGGAGTTGAATAATAATGCCATATAGATGCGACTTTTATTCAGACGAAGAATATCAACAGGCTTGTGCTTTGGAAGAAGAACAATACAAAGAACAACTTGCTTTGGAAGAATACGAAAAAGAGTGTGCTTATCAAGAATGGTTGAAGGAGCGTGAGGGGTAATGAAATATATCTGCAAAGAAACATTCCAATTAGATGCATATGATGAAAACGGTTTTTTTACTGAAAACGAAATGACTATACATCAAGGTGCAATGTTTGAGCGGATTGAAACAAATCATAGACTTATTGGTGGAGAAATAAGAATTGAAGGAATAACTGCCGATGAAGGCACTTGGCTTGAATTATCTGCAGAAACGCTCGCCGAATATTTTGAAGAAGTAAAGGAGTGACCAAAATGCCCGATAAAAAACTAACCGATAGCGAGATTGTAAAGGCTTTGGATGTGCTGAAAAGTTGGCAGAAATTAGCATATCACAACGATGACGGCACGGACGAAGATAGTCACGAATTATATGAAGCATTAACTTTGGTTCTTGACCTAATCAATCGCTTACAAGCAGAGAATGAGAAAAATGAAAACATCATAAGACTTGCCGACAAGACTATTGAAACCGCAAACGCTGAAATTGAGAGGTTGTCTACTCTTGCCGAACTTGGCAACAAAAGAGCCAACGATTACCGAGTTATGCGGGATAGAGCTTTGAAAGCAGAAGCAGAGAATGACACTTTAAAAAATGTTATAAAAAATACTTTCCTTGAAAAAGCAGGCTGTAACATTGACCCATTAGCAGAAATCAAAGCCGAAGCATACAAGGAGTGTATTGAAAAGGTGAAGGAAAAATCTAAAAAATCAGAAATTGTTTGCAGCGGTGCATTAGTAGCAACGAGTTATCTAATATCGGCTAAAAATCTTAACAACCTCTTAAAAGAATTGGCGGGTGAGGATCAATGAACGCACGGCTATCCCTCAACAGCAAGTTCTCAAAAAACCAACTCAAACAAATGACCGAGTTTGTAAACGACAAGCTCCGGGACGAGCAGGCTACATACACACGGCGAATACTCAAAATCGCCTGCATCGCTCTGAACGACACCGCAGGGTTCGGTAAGCAGCGACTCGCTGACTTCTTAAACAAAGTCACCACGCTCTCGGACGAACACATCAACGACGAGATCTTTTGGACTCACGCCGATATCCGCGTCATCGACCAGATCGGCATCCCGTTCCAAAGAGAAGATTATGAAAGGATTGAACGATAAATGGAGGTGCAGTAATGAAACGAGGACAATATCGCGTCAATTCGGCGTCATGTCCTTTCTACAAAAAAGAAACACAGTACGAGGTTTTATGTAACGGTGTCGAGCCTAATACGTCTATCCATCTTGCTTTTGGAAACTTCACAGAATGTTCCGTGTATAAAAAAAGGCATTGCCGGCAGGACCATGAGGCTTGCGAGATATATAAAATGCTCGAAAAAATGCGATCAAACAGGGGAGCGTAATGCTTCCCTTTTTTAATTTATAAGGGGGGTTCGGGTTTTGAGTAAACTGTTTTATAATGGGTTTATAAAGGACAAAGGAAGGAGTTTTCTGTGGATTGGAACAGTTTGAAATCGGAATATATTGCAGGCGGTACGAGTTACAGAAAGCTCGCCGAAAAATACGACGTTCCCATTGGCACTCTTCGCAGGGTAGCAAAAGACGGTGAGTGGGTAAAGCTGAGGGAACAAGCCGAGATTGAATCAGACACAAAAATAATTGCCGCTGTAAGTACTAAAAACGCGGAAAAGGCAAAAAAGGTTATTGATGTTGCAAACAAGCTGTTGGATAAGCTGAGTGATACCATCGATCGGCTTGATGTTATTGACAGTCAAAGTCTCAAGCATTACACCTCGGCTCTGAAGGACCTGCGAGACATTAAGGGTGTTAAGTCGGATGCTGATATGAGAGAGCAGGAAGCACGTATTAAAAACCTTGAGAAGCAGGCTATGGCGGAAGAGGAATCGAGGGATATTGTAGTGACCCTTCAATCTGATTTGGAGGAGTACGGACAATGAAAAAGTTGACGATATCTCCTCCGAGTGAGAAACAGCAACAATTTTTACGAGCCACTACCAAGCATATTGGCTTCGGCGGAGCTCGTGGTGGCGGTAAATCCTGGGCTGTAAGAACCAAGGCTTCATTGCTGGCACTTGTATATGCCGGTATCAGAGTATTGATCGTACGCAGAACCTATCCCGAATTGATCAACAACCACATCAACATTCTTCGGACAATGCTGTTGGGCATTGCGAAATACAACGACAAGGATAAGGTGCTGAAGTTTCAAAACGGTAGTACCATTAATTTTACTTATTGTGCGAAGGACGGTGACCTTGATCGTCTCCAGGGTGTGGAATATGACGTAATTTTCCTCGACGAGGCGACGCAGCTGAGCGAATATCAGATGAAAACGATTACGGCCTGTCTGCGAGGAGTTAACGATTTTCCCAAACGTGTGTATTACACGATGAACCCGGGCGGTCAAGGGCACGGGTATCTTAAAAGGATCTTTATTGATAAAAAGTACCAGGATGGAGAAAATCCCGAGGATTACACCTTTATTCAATCGCTTGTTACCGATAACAAGGTGTTGCTTGAAAGTCAACCGGATTATATCGAACAGCTTGAGGCGTTGCCGCCAAAGCTCCGTGAAGCGTGGCTATACGGCAACTGGGATATATTTGAAGGTCAGTTCTTTGAAGACTTTATGGACAAGCCCGATCATTACAGTGACAGGCAATGGACTCACGTTATAGATCCGTTCGAGATACCTGACGGTTGGAAAATATACCGTTCGTTTGACTGGGGATATAATAAACCATTTTCTTGCGGTTGGTGGGCTATTGATTATGACGGTGTGGTCTATCGCATCCTTGAATTGTACGGCTGCACCAAAACGCCAAATGAGGGTGTTAAATGGACGCCTCCGAAAGTGTTCGAAGAGATACACCGAATTGAGACAGAGCACAGATGGCTAAAGGGCAAGAAGATCATAGGCATTGCTGATCCTGCAATATGGGATGCCGAAACAGGTGAATCAATTGCTGATACAGCCGCAAAACACGGTGTGTTTTTCCAGCCGGGTGACCACAAACGACTCCCGGGATGGTTGCAGGTGCACTATCGGTTTGCCTTTGATGAGAACGGATATCCGATGATGTATATATTCAGTAACTGCAAGGCTTTTATAAGGACGATCCCTTTGCTTCAATACGATGAGCATAAACCCGAGGATCTTGACACGGACGGTGAGGATCACGTGGCCGACGAGGTAAGATATTTTCTTATGTCAAGGCCTATAAAACCGAGAGCGGCTAAAAAGGCCGACAGTTATGAGAATAATCCTTTGAATATCTTTTTGGATATTCCTAAGGAAATGTTGAAGGCTTCATCCTTGAAGCCGAGAATGATAATTAAGGAGGATTAAGGTGGCTCTATTTAACCGTTTTAATAAACAGCTCCAGGGCCCTGCCGATTCAATGCAGGGTGTTGAGAATATGCCTGCTGCGAACGGATTTAAAGTCCTTGAACAACCTATAGGCGTTAAAGAAATACAAAAGGCAAATCAGATACTTCTCAAATACAAAGAGGGGAAAGCCAACCTTGAGCAGAGAATAGTCGACAACGAGCAGTGGTATAAGCTCCGTCATTGGGAGTGTATGCGTGATAAGAGTGATGAGATACAGCCGACCTCTGCTTGGTTATTCAACTGTATTGCCAATAAGCACGCGGATGCAATGGATAATTTCCCATCACCCAATATTTTGCCGAGAGAAGAGGGAGACAAGCAGGAAGCCGAAATGCTGACTTCTATTATCCCTGTTATTCTTGAACAAAACGACTTCGAAAAGACGTATTCCGAGGTTTGGAATTATAAGCTGAAAAGCGGCACAGGTGTATATGGCGTTCTGTGGGATAGCACGAAGTTTAACGGACTCGGGGATATTTCTATCAAAAAGATCGATTTGATCAATCTGTTTTGGGAACCCGGTATTACCGATATTCAAGCATCAAAGCATCTTTTCCATGTTGAATTGTGTGACAACGAGACATTAGAGGCTATGTATCCGCAGTTGAAAGGCAAACTCAGTACTTCGACAATAGATCTCAGCAAATACGTATATGACGATACTGTTGATACATCGAGTAAATCGGCGGTAATCGACTGGTACTACAAGAAGCATCAAAACGGAAAAAACGTCCTGCATTTCTGCAAGTATGTCAATGATTTTGTGCTGTTTGCTACCGAAAATGAGACAGAGCCGGTGACGGTTCCCGAAACGGGTCAGGTCGTAAGAGGTTCGTTGGCTGAACTCGGTTGGTACAACCACGGACTTTATCCGTTTGTATTTGATCCGTTGTTCACCGTTGAGGGTACTCCTGCAGGCTTCGGATATATCGATGTCGGTAAGGATGCACAAAGCTACATAGACCGCGGCAATCAGGCAATTATGAAAAATATGCTTGCCAATTCAAAGCCGCGACACTTTATTCGCACAGATGGTTCGGTAAACGAGGAAGAGTATGCCGATACGACTAAGGATTTTATTCACGTAGACGGCAACTTAGGACAGGACTCAATCCTTCCTGTTTCGGGAAAGCCGCTTAGCGATATTTATGTGCAGGTCATTCACGATAAAATCGATGAACTTAAAGAAACAACCGGAAACAGAGATATATCCACCGGCGGTACTACAAGCGGTGTAACTGCCGCATCGGCTATTGCGGCAATGCAGGAAGCCGGTTCTAAGCTGTCACGAGATAATAATAAAGCCTCCTACAGAGCTTTCCGTCAGGTGTGTTTGATCGTCATTGAGCTTATAAGGCAGTTTTACGATATGCCTAGATGCTTCCGTATTATGGGCGAGAACGGCGCGGCACGGTTTGTGCAGTATTCAAATGAAGGTATTCAGCCCGCGCACCAGGGTAACGATTTCGGTATGGATATGGGACATCGCGTTCCGTTGTTTGATATCGAAATTACTGCTCAAAAGCAATCGCCTTACAGCAAGATGGCTCAAAACGAATTAGCGCTACAGTTCTTCGGTGCAGGTTTCTTTAATCCGCAGATGTCGGACCAAGCTCTTGCTTGTCTCGATATGATGGACTTCGATCGAAAACAGTTCATCATGCAGAAGATTTCTCAAAATGGTACTATGTATCAGCAGTTGATGATGATGCAACAGCAGATGCTCGCACTGGCGCAGATCGTAGATAAACATGAGGGTAGTAATTTAGCCGAGCAAATAGCCGCAGGAGTGACCGGTGGGGTAGCACCTGCTCCTATAAGCTCTTCCGCCGGCAGTGTAGAGCAGACCGAAGCCCTTGGCGGTGAAGAGGGAAAAGCGGAATCTTCGACCACCAAGAAGGCACGACAGAGAGTGGCTGAGTCCACCAATCCGACATAAGGAGGCATTTGGATGATTACGGTGACCTTTAGTTATCTTAAAGAGTCGGGTACTATTGCAATGAGTGTTGAAGGACACGCAGGGCAGGCGGAAAAAGGAAAAGATATCGTTTGTTCCGCTGCTTCTATACTCGCGTATACCGTCGCTCAGTATGTTCAATATGTCGAAAAACTTGGTGGAATAACAGTTAAACCGAGGCTTGAAATGAAGGACGGATATATGCTGATTGTTGCAAATCCGACTGACGAGTATCTTGCAGAAGTGCTGAATGCATTCTTTGTAGCTCAGGTCGGCTATTCGCTTTTGGCACGGGACTATCCGCAGTATGTAGAATTAAAAATGCTTGGTGAGGCATAAAGCCTTTACATATACCAACGATTCGTCCACGATACGGACAGAAATTTTAAGGAGTTCTATATGAACAAAACAGTTAATTTTTTTCCGACGCTTCTCGTCGACCTTCAGTTGTTTGCTGACGGTACAGGTGGTGGCACAGGAGCAGAGGGAACGACGGGCGTAAACGCGACAGCCGCCGTGTCGCAGTCGGGCGTAAACAAGGGAAAATCGGATTCACTTTCCGATATCAAATACGGTATCCAGGAAAATGATGCTGAAGAAACAAATCCCGAGGCACAGGTCGCCGATGTGCAGAAAACAGACGATGCAAACAACACTCCGGACCTCAATGCTGAATTTGAGGAGCTTATCAACGGCAAGTACAAGGATCAATACGGTGCCAAAATGCAGGATACCATCCAAAAAAGGCTTAAAAGCACAAAGGAAGGTGCCGAAAAGTATGAAGCACTTGCACCTACTCTTGAGATACTTGCAAAGAAGTATGGTGTAGATCCGACCGACGTAAAGGCTCTTAACAAGGCGATTGAGGATGATGATTCGTATTTCGAGGCCGACGCCATGGAAAGAGGTATGTCGGTTGCGGAGTTTAAGAATGTTCGGAAAATTGAAAA